TCCTCAAAATATTTCTTTCCGGGGGGGGACTTATCCCAATCTTTTCTTTTATATTGTTTAAAGCCTAAATGCTTCGGCATCCCACCTTTATGCATTATGTCTATGCCATACTGGGGATCGACTATCGCTAAATCAAAGAACTTATCAGGAATATTTTTCATATATTCCATGCAATCCATATTATAAACTTCACTTATTGGCATATTGGCTCCTTTCTGTACTATTAATAAATTGGCACATCATATCCTTTTTCTATGAGGAACTTTATAGCTTTTATTTTTAAACGTTCTCCATACCATTTTTCTGTTACGTTTTCTCTATGATAATGATAAGATAAGTCGCTAACACAAAAGAAGAAAACCAACGGAATACTTTCAATTCCATCCTCTTTTCTTGTAGATTTATACGATATAACGACTGTATCAGAAAACATGGTATTGTCATATTCCAGTAAAGTGGGATAATTCCAAAAATCTAAATGAGCACAACAACCTTGCATCACGGCTAATTGTAAAATATCCTCTTTTGATATTTGCATTAAAGATTTGTCGCCAATAGTTATTTCTTTCATTTTATCAGATCACTTTAATTCATCCTCTAATATTAATCCTCCATTTAGAATATGATTACGCATACCTTCACTCAATGACATTGTTTGCTTCAAACTGGGGCGTACCCAATTATGAACTTTCACGTATGACGGTGGAGCTTGTTTTGAAGATTTCGTGTGCATCATATCCCCTCCGCATTTACATCTCATGATGAAGGGAGTTACACCTTTGTCTTTGTATAGAGTTACCTTATAATTATTGCATTTATTACATTCATATAGGTTATATTCTCCCCGGCCATCATAAATTTTAGCATCTTCAATACTTGCAACCATATTATTGTATTGTTGAGCTATATTATCTTTACTCATTTAATCCATATTTTTCATTAAACATTGAATCTGCTTCTTGAAACTGTTTTGTAAAGCGATTCTTTTTATAAACTTTCGGTGCAGTACATCCAGTTAGCAAAGCAAGGAGTGTACAGATAAGCAGTATTTTCTTCATAATATTTTTATTTATTCGCATAACCCATGGAACAGACTCATGCAGGCATATCCACCTTCTGGCTCGAACATATCAGGGGTATGTTCTTTAACATATTCCAAAACTTCCTCTACATAAGGATATTGTTTGTTCTTACAAAATCTTTGAGGTATGTATGATGGAGGGAAGAAGGAATGTCCTACGCTTTTCTCTGCTTGAATCAGACGTTGACACATTTCAGGATCATTTTTGGCTATAAGTTCAATTTCTTTGTGCCGACACATAATACATGGGAAACATCCAACACGTGAGAATCCGCGATAATACAATGGATTCGGTTCCTGCCCTGCATCCAGTATGCAATCTATAACTTGCTGCGCACTCCATTTAAAGATTGGCCTTAGAACAGAGGCGTCATATTGGGAACACCATTCTTTGACATCTTTACTTCGGTAATTTTCAGTTCTTCCTTTTTTATTAGGTTGAAAATACGATTTAAAGTACATACATTCCTCTTCCATTGCCGCACGTGCTGTACTTTCTCCGGCTCTGATACCTTGTATGATAATGCAGCTTTCTTTCAAAGAAAGTACATAATCAATCATTGGCTTCATTTTTAGTTCACTGGTACAAAATCGTGCATTCGTGGAAGGAAATCTTTTCTTATGAGCTGCCAAAGACACAAAATCATATTTTGATTTGAGAGTTATAAGTCTTACACCCATTTGCAGACAAACATCATTCACATGTTTATATGTGTCAGGGTGTTCCCAACCGGTGTCACAAAACACAGCGGTTAAATTCCCCCCCCCATATTGTTTGAAGGCTTGGATTAAACATGCTTGTGAATCCTTACCACCTGAAAAACTTACTAATATTTTCATTTTTATGCCATTTCAATTTTTACATATTCATTTTTATTAATCCCGGCACTACCTTTGGGAGAATACACTAATCGGCCTCCATTATCCAATATCTTTTGTACATCTTTCATAGCTTGGTATGCTTGGGTATAGTCTTTGTATTCTTGGTGGCCTATTGGATATTTGCAATATCTTCTACCACCGTCAGGCATGATGCTGATACCGAATACTGTTTCATAAGTTTTTCGGTTGAAATTCTGTTGAGTCCTTACTTTCATTTTTTTTGATACATTTTCCCAGTTTAAGTATAAATACACATTCGTTATCCGGTGCTCCCCAATTGGTGTTACCAACTCCGATGGTTATAGATTCAAGTTCAAAAAGCATTGTCCGTTTGGTGTAGCCAAAACGGAAGCGAACATGAGTGTATTCTTTGGGGTGAAAGCCGTTTCCACGTGTAATACAAGAAAAACAAATAGCTTTCTTACAATAGAAACCAGTCTTTTCATAGGAATTGCGACCTCCACATTTTGCTAATCTTCCGATCCAGTATTTCTTGATCTCTCTGTATTCTTCTTTCTTATTTCCGGATTCG